TTTTGCATGCTAAGTGGTGGAAGCCAAGATACTCTAAACCTACCGTTAGGATTAGGGCTAAACTGAACTTCAGAGTCTTTAACTCCGTTCTTCCAATGAAATGATCCTGTTGTAACATAACCACTCTTTGTAAGCTCTTCGTTAAAATCTGTTTGTTCGTATATTTTATTTAAGTTGAATAAAGACTTTGCTATCTCATCTCTGAATGCATGCTTCTCTGATCTTGGAAACTGTCTATAATATTCATTTAATCCGTCGTTGTTATCTCTAAGCCCATCTGCTTCATTCTCCCAATGCTCGATAACTCCTGAGTAGATAAGCTCATTGTCAATTCCTTTGACTGGCTTTTCTGGGTTATCGAAGACAGGAAATCCATACATATCAATGAATCCCTCGAAGTTCCATTCCATAGGTATGAACAAACTATATAATCCACTAGCAGTCTGCCCGTTACGGTTTCGTTTCCTAACGTCTGAGTCATAGTATAGTTTTTTAAAATTACCTCCACCTTTCTTAAGAGCATTTGATGTTGATCCCATCATACACTTACCAACTATCTTAGCACCAAGCCTTAAACAAGTTTTAGTTACTCGCCAGTTATTAAGTATATTATCAGGACGTTCCCATTTACCAGATTCATCGTGAACTAGTAGTCTTAATTTTTCTCCATCGTACGAGTTGTCGCCCGTGTTCTTCCAGTCGATCGTTGTATCAAGACCTTTTTGGTTGTCTTCCTCATTCGTTTCCTTAATGGATTTACGGGTGAGTCTTCTTGACGGTACCTTGTATGATAGCTCCGTTTTTGGTCTTTCCATTCCGTCTTGCGTCGGTTTAAAGAAGAAGGGGTAGTTAGATGATATCGGGACAACTTTGTCTGTAAACATCTTTTTAGCATCTGCCCCGGACTTTGATAAGATCCCAAATCTTGAGTCTCTAGAAAGCGTAGCCTGATTAACAGTTTCTGACGATGCCATGAATGAAAATCCCGATCGTCTATTCTTGAGATAGCACATTCCATAACTTCTTGCATCCGCACAGCATGCTTCCCAGAATATGTATAATATTCTATTTGCTTGTCTGAAGTCTGGTAATCCAACGTCAATCTTGGTCCAGTTGAGGTAGACGTAGTGAGCACCTGTAACGTATTGAGGCTCACCGTTGCACATGAACCACTCACCATCGCTACGCTTGCTATACTCACTGCTGATATATTCGTAATACTTTTCTTTAATATTTTCAGGATACTGTTTAAAATCATTTAATGTTTTAATTTTATCCAGTGTCTCAGGTCTTTTTGTTCTAGTATATACTTGTTCTTCTGGCTTATTACTATTGTATTGAATTTTTTTAGGTGTTGCAGGTAATCCAACTTTTAAACCTTGAATTATGTATATATCACCTAGCGTTCCGTCTTTACTTATTATTACGCAGTCTAAATCTACATTAAATCCATATTTGAATGACTTGGATTTATTCATTTTCTGCACGTACTTTTTATCTAAATGCTCTCGTGTTACCGAGTAAAGCGTTTGCTTATACATTATTTAATTCTTTCTTCAACACCGAAGAAGTTAGTTTCACTTTTCTTAGTGTCTTTACTTACGTTGTTTAACTCTTCTACCTTTTCAATCATAGCCATTGCGTCATCCATTGCAAGTCTATAAGCGGAAGCGGATACTTTAACCTTTTCAGGATCAATCTCCTTTGAGTCCATTTTTCTATTCATTACCTTGATTAATTCGCTAATTGAATTCTCAGCTGCATCAAGAAGTAACTTTTTTGTTTTCGTTATGTCCATAGTTGATGGTTATGTCTTTTGATAAAATTCTATATAATTTACTTCCATCTATATTAAACTCGTATTCTGAATCAGGTGTAAACCCTACTATATCGCCATAGGTCAATCCTAAGGACTCCAAATAGTCATTCATATATATAATGACACCTAAAAGCTTTTGTTCGCTCTCGGTGCTCCATACGTCTTCGTTATCTAAAGGTTTAACGAAACAATATTGATTTAAGCAGTGCCAATTGTCATTTTGCTTGTATGCAAACAACTGATCAGTTGCTACTATGTATCTATCGTCGTCTATGTAACTAGCTGAGTTTCTCTCAACACCGTGAACATCGAACCATCTTCTAAATACATTGTGATGTACTATAACCTCGTCTCCGGGTTTAATTGTAGTGTCAACGTTTATAGGAACGTTTAATACAGTCCCTACTCTGTTAACAAATTCATAATCTCTTTCAGTGATCTCAGTGTTTAAGATCAGTTCTTTACCGTCTACAGATACTTTATCATTGTAGCGGTTTTCAGTTGATATAATATAATTGTAAAGTGATTTCATTTTAGTAATCTAAGTTGTACTCAATTGAGATCGCCATATTACTATTAAAGTTTTTCCAAGGTAACTGTGATCCTTTCTTTTCAATGTATATATTGTAAGATCCGTTCTCTTCTAATATATCACAAATTCTATGGCCTCCATATACTTCTTGGCCAACAGCGTAGTGCATGGCTTCGTTCTTATAGTCTTGGCCGATGCTTATCTTTCTAATAAGTTTCATATAATTAAATTAAGTTTATTTTTTTATTTTATGGTGTATTTGAATACCGGTATAAATTATAGTCAAACATAATACTATAGTTTGAAGTACTGGATTAAATTCTTCAATTGCGCTAAACAAAACTGCTCCTATGTTCAATCCATATATCTTTAAGTCGTTCATTTTTGATGTTTATTATTTCCCATTACTTTTTCAAATCCTCGACTACCAAAATACCCCATAAAAACTATTTGGAGTAAATCTTTAACTGTGTCTAGATCCTCTAACTGATATGCCCAACCAATTGCAAATGCAACCGTTAAGAAAGCTAAAGTTAATGGTCTAACATTAGATGCAAGCCAAGATCCACTTCTTGAATCTGCTACCCATCTTTTAGTTATGCCATTGAACTCATGAACTTCTTGTTCTAATTTCTTTAAAGCAATCTCTTTATCACCTTCTGTCATGTCAGATCCACCGATAATGGCTTTAATAACATTTCCAATAGGAGTACTTCCTGACAAGGCACCTACAACGCCAGGAATCTTCTGTAATAGAAATTTCCCAACGTCAGTGTCTTTAAACTTTTTTTTACTCATTATCGTCCTTGATTATATAAAACTGTTATCTCTGGAGAATCTAATCTCAGTGAATAAACTTGGAATTTAGATATATCAAAATCTCCAAATCTAAATTTGTTTGCACTTACCGTTTCAAAGTCCCTCCCAATGTCTGTTATGTCGTCCATATCCCCAGCAGTACAGGTGCCAGTAAGAACATTGTTTTGATAAAAATCATAAGAATCGCCTAAACCTTTTTGAAAAACAATATGTTCCCAAGTGTTATAAGGTGTTATAGAACCTATAATACGGTTATTATTATTGTCTGATCTTGCATGTTTATAAAACCATCCAGTACCATTAGTAGTACCATCATCTTCCCAGTGTAAACTTTTGTCTGTTGGATGCTGTGACGCATTTGAGAATATAGGTATTTGTCCAGCTACACCAGGATCTCTTAATCTAATCCAAAAAGATACTGAAAACACATTAGCTATAGGCTCTTCAAACTCAAAGTACCTGTCGGTACCTAAAGTAAAAAAACTTGTATCACCATCAGTGCTGTACTGAGGTAATGCAGATCCAGGTGAGCTCAAGATGGCATCGTTGCCGTCATATATGTACCTGTTCTTTGTTTTATTGTAATTACTCAAAACCTGTGAGCTACTAAGCTTGCTATTAAATATAATACCTTCACCTACTTTACCTTCAAAACTTCTTTGTAAAGAATTCGCTACAACACCAGAATTACCAAATAGAACTTGCGCTGGAAATGTATTCCCTCCAAAATCTTGTAATTGTCTATCTATGTCTAAGTCTATAATACCGTCTTGAAGATCATTGCCGTTCTGATTAAATATTATTGTAGTAATAGGTAAACCATTGATATAGAATTGCTTATCACTACCATCTGTACCATCCTCAGTGTAAACTAATTGTTGCCAACCAGCTCCATCAAATCTATCGTTATTCTGATCAAAAGAACTAAACCCAGAAACAGCTCCATGCCCTGTCCCGTGATTTTGTGACGAAGACATTTGTAGACTACGCCCATTAGTTGTTCCTCCTACTATAAACTGCACTAAGTTAATAGTACTAGAATATAAATTTTGAATGGAAAATAATACTGGTGCACTTACGCCAGCAGGGTTTGCTGGTATGTTAAACCAAAAAGAAAAACTCTTGCTGCCTGTTACATCAGTCTTAATAATACCTTTAACGTCATCTAAGTTGCTTCCAGGAAATCGTAAAAAATCAGTAGTAATGTTCTTAACGATAGAGCTAGCCCTTGCCATGTGGCTACCAAATCCAGAAAGATCTAGAACTGCGGCATCAGTCGGCTGTGGACTTACTGAATCGTGCTTATGGGGTGATGCTCTGAATATTATGTCATCCTCACCATCTAGCTTTTCATTTAAAGGAACAGAATCATCCGCAAACGACATGTATGCGTATTCTACTCCCATAAGATTATTAATAGATCTTTCAGACGTTGACCAACTCCATCCATTGTTATTAAACGCTGGGGCTCTAACGGCATAAGCTTGTAATCCTTCAGAAGCTAAGCCTAATTCGTTACTGGTTCCACGTGTACTGTCATATAGTTTCCACTCAAGATCATCACCTGCGCCTCCACTAACTCTTTTAACCATCATCATTTTAGGCTTGAAACCAACGTCATACGCCTCAGCAGTACCAGTTCCAACAAATGTGCCCATCTTGCTATATCCCCTAATCTCAGTAAAACTATATATGCTAGAGTTTGAGGGTGTTGAACTTAAATATGCATTACTTACGTTAACTTGTCCTAGCGTCTGAGAGTTGAGCGCTCCGGCTGGTGCAGCCTCTGATGAAGCGTCACTTGTTAATGAGCTGTATCCATTAGCTATACTCCTAAAAGCATCTTGAGCTACATAAGTAAGTGAATTAAATAGGCTATTTTGTTTTAGAAAAAACATAGATGGACTTACGTTTAATCCATGCTGGAATGAATGAACACTATTTGCGTCTCCACTACTAGAAGGTACATTTATTGCGCTAAACCCGCCTTTTTCATTTACAGTTCTAGTGTAATCACCTCCTGTGCTTGCTTCGGTAAGCGATTCTGTTTCTACAGGATTACCTTTCCAACACCAAGCTGTGTATCTATAGTTAACATTATTTTTATTAATGCTATCACTATCACCAATAATAAAACCGTTGTGTGTAAAACCTAAAACTTCATCAGTAGCAACATAAGATACTCCACTAGCTTCAGTAGCTGTGGTTGCTCCTCTTAAAGAGTCTATAAACCTAATCGGTTGGGTTGTCCCTGGATCACCAGTGTTTTGTTTAAGCATGATAAGCGCAGGCTTAAAGCCCACGTCTATCAGTCTATTAGTTTGGCCATTACCTGTCCACTCTACAACA